GGGTGCATGGGAAAGGATGAAAGATGAAGGATGAAGGATGAAGGATGAAGGATGAAGTCTCCGTCGCCAACTCTCTGCCCTCTGCCCTCTGCCTACCGCTCTTCCACCAGTTTCGTGTGGATCCGCAGTTGCAGGCGATATGCATCGGCCCAACGCCAACAAGGCTCCTGGCCCGGCGCCATCACCTCGTACACGTACTCCTTACCGCCTTGGACCTCATGGATCTGATCGCCGGCCTGGGGTAGACCCAATCCCGTAGCCGCCATGTCTGCAGTCGGCACGAGGTAATCGCGGGACTCGACGCTGAGGATGGCCGACGAGAACTGGTCGGCAATCTGGAAAACGGTCCGGCCAACGGTCGCCTGGAGCGTGGCCGAATCCTCGCCACGGCTGTACGAAATGGCCCGCGAGGCATGTCTTTGGAACATGCCCGCAAGCCACTCCGCCCCTTGCTCCAACAGGTTTGTCACGCTTTCAGACCCCCCCAAAAAAAAGGTTCTTCCGGGAATTTCGGGAAACGCAGGGAGGCGATTCGCCGGGGCGAAGTACGGGTTCCTCTTCTCTGTTCGCGGTTTTCCAGGATTGTGGAACAGAGAAGAGGAACCCGTACTTCCCTTGTCGATGCCCAGGCGGCATGATATTCCCCGGAAATATCGGATGAACCAAAAAGCGGCAGGGCAGGCGTGATCTCCGGGATGCCCCGGTTCTGGCCCGGCCGATCCATGCGGAAACAGTGGATCATCGAGGCTGCCGGGACCGGGTCGTACTCCATCGCCAGTTTCGCACCGCCATCGCCGGGATGGCTCTTGAGCAAGTGATACTCGACGGGGTTGCCGTAGGCGTCGAAGACGACCCCATCGATGGCATTGCCCAAGTCGGACCTTCGTTCCACATCCGGAGTAGCGACCTGATCGGCCTCGACTAGACGCAAGTCCAGCTTCACGGGGGAATCGACCTTGGAATTGGCCACCAGCATCAAGAAACCTTCGCCGTCCTGGGCACGGGCCATACGGAGCGTGCGGAGCTTTTCGGCCAGCCCTACGGCCTCGGCCCAGCCGATGAACTCCTGCTCGACCACACGGTTGGCCTCGGCGTCCTCGGTAACCATCTGCAGACGGGGGCCAGTGCCGATGCAGTCGTTGGCCAGCGTCAAAACAATGCCCCGCGCGTAGCTGTTGTTGGCCACTTCGTAGCGGGCCCGGCTCCTGAGGACCCTGCGGACCTCGGGGCTATTGGCCGTATTGGCCGACAACAAATCGGCATTGGCCCAATGCCGGCGGTTCTCTTCGGTCGTGGCCGCCGCGTCGTAGCGTCCGTGGACGCGAAGCGGCACCTTCGCCGCGCGGAACGTCCGCTGCGCCACCGACCGACCGACGACCTTTCTAAGCCACCCAAGCATCTTTTCGGCTTTCCGCTTTCGGCTCTCCGCTTTCCCAGTCAGTCCGTTCCGGGAGGGACCAGCTTCTTGAGCCTGATCCCAAGCCCCTTCCGTCGAGCCGCCCTCTTGCTTGCCAGGTAGCGATCCGCCTCGATCTGCTCGGTGAGCGGATGTTGCTTCATGCCACCGGCATCGCCGTGGGCCTCGGCCGGCCCCTGGGCGTTGTCAAGAATCGCTTTTTCGAGATCCTCAGCCATCCCGCTTTATCCTTCATCCTTCCCACTTCATTCTTCCAAAGTGGTGGGTACGGGGGTTGCATCCGTCGAGCAAGGCGTATGGGACCTTGCCAGGCACTGGCCTACCCGCAGCACGGGCGTTGTGGCTCTCAGGAATCTCCGGAGATGAGCCACTTCGCCTCGGAGCTGTTCAATCTCATTCAATAATCCGCAGATCTGCCGCTGTTGGAGGGCATTCCGGCGACTGTGCTCTGATGTGTCCATTACGGCTAAGTTTTCGATTCGATTGTCGCGCTTGTCTCCATTGAGGTGGTGGACCGCTTCGCCGCGCTGAAGCGGTCTCCCAAGGTGCTGTTCCATGATCAGACGATGAAGAAGCCGTTGCCTCCCGCCGCACCTGACTTCATAGTAACCGTCGCTTGTGATCCGCCCCTGACCCCAAGTCGCTTTCCGGCCGCATCCGATCTTCCCACAGCTTCTCCGCTTTCCACGAAGCAACTCCGCCAGATTGGTGCGGAGTTCTTTTCCACAGACGCACCGACACCGCACGGTATAACCACGTCCTCGCCTGGTAATTTCAAGGAGTGTCAGCTTCCCTACGACTTGTCCGACTTCCATGCGGTCTGGAAAACCATTCGATCTGTGGCCCCGCGCGGCCATGGGTTTGTGTTGATTTCACAGGCGTTGATCAGACGCCTGCGTCGCCCGAATCAGGTTGTCCTTGCGTTATATCAGCCAAAATGCAGCACGGAAGAGCTGCGTGCGGTTTTTCGAGAAATGGTCACATCTCTATCTATTGCCCTCGGGGCCGCTCGCAGATCCGCACCCTCCGTCCACAGTACCGACACTCGTGAGTTCGGATCACCTGTCGGGGACTGCTGCGAATGCACACGACGTGCATGTGCCCACAGCCGCACCGTGGGCATTCGAGCCCCTGGAGATTGGCAGGTGAATCGTTCGTCTGATCGCCTCTTGCCATCTACCGTCTACCCCGCTGAAGGTCGGATAGTTTGACCCGGGGCCGCTTTGGCGCCGGGGCCGCATCGGTACCGGGCAGGATCGCCCGCAGGCTCCGGACGCGGCGTGTGGCGAATCTCGACCAGCCAGGCCGCGTAGCGGAACAGATCGACATGCCTCGCATCGCCGATGCGGTAGCCGGCCCGCACACGGTGCCGATGAAGCTGCCGCTCACTGATCACCTCACCCAAGGGCGTGGAGTTCAAGAGCTTGCACAGGTCGCTGGGGCGCAGCTTGCGGATGTCAATCGCTGCCACGCGTCATCTCCCGCGCCAGCCAAGTGGTGTACTGGACCAGGTTCATCGTCCCGTCCGGGTTTACCGGGGCACCGTCGTCGATGTCCGCCTGAAGCATCTCCACGGTCACCAGCCGGGGCCCCGAGGCGGACAGAATCCGGGCCAGGTCCTCCAGCCGTAATGCCTGGGGGTTGAGCGGGCCACCTTGCCGTCCGTCAGCGTTGCTTTCGCTCATCGGGTGCTACGCCTTACGGAAAAAGTATTCCGCAAAATCGATGCGAATCTTCGCGGACCGCGTTTGAGCTCTGGGGAAAAACGTGGCTCATGTGTGAATGTACAAACGAATGCACCGGACAACCGATCGGAAACGTTCCGATGGCGGACAAGTGACGGTTGTTTCCCTTTGCCCCCAGGAGTGACGCCATGAAGCGTAGCGAGATCGAGATCGGCCAGGTGTACCTGGCCAAGGTCAACGACAAAGTGGTCCAGGTGCGGATCGACAGCGAGAACCGCCACGGTGGTTCGGACGCTCGAAGCTAAAGGGCACCGGGTCAACGCGAGCTGCGGTGTGCATCTTCACGTAGGTTGGAAACGCGACTGGGAAAACGCCGCCCTGGCCCGCCTGGTCACGATCGCCGCCTACGTCGAGAAGGGCCTCTACGCGATCACCGGGACCAAGAACCGGGAACGCGGGCGATAGCGATCCTCGGGCCAGATGCGAGGCTTGCGATTCCACAATCCCCACGAGTTTGCGATCAGGAACACGCACACGGGATAGACCTCCCGCGTGTCGTCGTAGCCCACGGTGGCCATGTCGTGGGACCATGATCCGCCGGGAACGCCAATTCCCCGGCTGTCGGAACTGGCCGCCACCCCGAATTCCTGCCCGCTGTGTAGGGCGTAGCCGGAGGCCAGCAGGTCTTTGGCTTGATCCGCGGTGGTCGGGGCGATCCAGCGGCTCACGTGGCACTTGCGGCATTCCGCCTTGACCTCTTCCGGCATCCGGCCTGTCCAACGGTCCACGAGGTCCCCTTCGTTCAGCCGAGAGAGGTCGCCGAAGGGGTACTTCTGCCGAAACAGAAAACCGACGTCCACCTCGAAGCGCGTGGCCACGGCCGGGTCCATTCCTTCGCCATGGCTACCGCGGGCCGCATAGGTCGGCTCCGTGGCCCCACGCTTGAAGTACTCTTCCGGCTCGCCTTTGATGTGGATCTCCACGGCCCGGGTGGTATCGCAGGCATTACGCGACCCGTGCGACACACACGAACCCCGGGTCTGGGCCTCCTGGCCAAAGGCCCCCGGATCGTGAACCGATTGCGCCCCACGCGGCGGGCACGGGGGACCGAGGCGACGAAGGCTTGCTTGGCCTCGCGCCTGGTGAACCGGGGCACGAGCCTGCCGTGGCCGTTGGGACAGATGGCATAGGAGGAGCCGGGCTGACAGATGCGGATGGCGCCGCACTGCGGGCAGAAGACTTGTTTCTGGAGTCGCTTCATGGGTTCTCCCTTCGGGTAGGCACGTCGATCATCGCGGTTTACTCCACATCAGAAGGGAATGTCGTCAGAAGGGATCATGCCCAGGTCCATCGCAGGCAATGGTTCGGGCTTTTCTCCCAATTCGTAATCCACGATCCGCTCGAAGGGATCCCCGGCGATGCGGCGTGTGGTGATGGCCAGGGTCGGAGCGAGCCCGCCGGCGTTGGCAATGTCCACCGCATCTTGGACGGTGCCTGGGATCGGATCGTTGGAGCGGGCCCGCCACCACTGTTCGGCCTTCCAGCGGGCGTAGCCTTCGTGCTCCAGGCAGACCCATTCCGACTTGTATTCGTGCCAGCCGACCTGGTAGTCGACGCGCAGCGTCTTGGGAGCGTCTTCGTCGGCCCCGCGTTTGGTGTGGATGTTGTAGAAGATGTCGCGTACGGTGTACTGCTCGTCGACGACCTGACCGGAGAGCACACCCTCGTTGGAAGCCGTGGCGTCGTGGTTGGCCTTCTCGCGGGCCGGAAACTGGTAACCGCACTCGGGGCAGGTCGAGTAGCCGGCGGCGATCAGGGCATGACACTCGGGGCACTCTTTGGCGGGCGCCTCGCCGCCCGAGCCTCCGGCAGAGACATCGCGAATGCGGATCTGATCGACCGGCCCATGGCGGAGCACATTGCCGCCAAAGTCCAGCACGACGCAGTCCTATTTGCCAGGATGCAGACGGAACCCACGACCACAAATCTGATAGAAAAGTCCCGGCGACAGGGTCGGCCGGACCACCGCAACGCAGTCGATGTTCGGAGCATCAAACCCCGTGGTCAGTACATTGACGTTGACCAGGTACTTCAGCGCCGACGACTGAAGGAGATCCTTGGACACATCCCCGCGGAATCGGGCCAGGAGCCCCTCGCGCGTACCGGCGGGCGTTTTCCCCGACACGAAGCCGCACTCGTGGATTGATAACCTTGGCTTCGGCCAGAAACGTCCGATACATTCCTTCGCCGTCCGGCGGGATAAGATGGGCTTCGTCAACGATCACCAAATCGAAGGCATCCAGCTCACAGGCCCGCTTGTAGACCGAGCCGCCGTCGACCTTCTCGATCGACGCGACGCCGTGCATTTTGCACAACCGGTCCCAGATCATCTGCTCCAGCCAGTCCAGCGAGTCGATGGCGACCGTTTGGTAGTCGTGCTTCTCGACATGGAGTTCGGTGAGGGCGTTTTCGACGTCCTCAAGCAACCTGGCCAGCGGGAACTTGTGGCAATCGATCTCGCCGAGGCCGTCCTCGGTCTGGATGAAGATTGGCTTCGGCGTCTTGGAGGCGAGCGTGGATTTCCCAACGCCTTCGATTCCGTATACCAGAATCCGTGGCGGCAAGCGGCTCTTGCCGGTGTGAACCCGCGGCAGCGTGTCAGGCGGCGAGCCTTGCGCCGAATGAGACGCATGGTGAATTTCCCGAATTGGTCGCCGTCGCATGCGTCGAACGTCGCGGCTGATCGCCAGCAAATCATCTCTCGGACCTCGCATCGTTTGGGGTCCGGGCCCGGAACCGCTCGCTGCTACCCAGGGCAGCGGGCGGCCGATCAGGAGTTGGTCTTCCGGCCCCGTCGCCCCTTACTTGCGAAATTTGGCAGCGGAGCCGTTTTGTCGCGGGACGACAACTCAATGCGTCGGCCGTAACCTCGTGCCGTACAAGCAGTTCTGCCTGAACCGATCTTTCTGGCTGCCGCTGAGACGGGCCCTTCCGCAGTCCGCGGAAGGGCAGCGGTAAGCCTTCGTGCGCAGCGATCCGGGCCGCGCTCACCGGCCACGGCTTAGGCTCCGGGTGCGACTGCGCGCCCGTCGGTAACTCAACCTGCATTCAAAGAAGGACATCTTATGGCTACGTACAAACTCCGACGGCTTTGCCGTCCCGACATCCTCCGCGCAATCGATTCGCGTTACCTCGGCGAGCTGTTGACTCCCCGTGCACCGTACTTGGCACGTCGTGGCGTTCTCCTACCCTTGGAAGGGCGCGAGGCGCCGTTGAAGTATTCGGCGCTTGCCCAGTTGCTCATGACGCCCGACGCGACGATGCCACGGGAGTTGATTGACGGGATCTACTTCATCGACGAGATGACGACGAAGCGCTCGCGTGCCTTCGACTATTTTCAGCCGCGATCGCTCAAGGTGTCCGAAGTACCGTGGCCGGGCTGTCGGGCAAGGTCGGGGCGTTGGAGGCGGAGGCGAACGATTCCCTCCACCAGCGGGGATACGGCCGGTACGCTCGGATTCATCTCGACGAGCAGGAGGACAGCCTTCGGTTCTACATCGGCCACGGCGGGATGTTGCGACGCGAACCAGCGATCGAGGACGACGCCCCGTCGGTCGTGTGCTATCGCCCATGCCACTACGACTCGGTCGTCTTCGTTCGCCTAACCGGGGAGCTTGGGGTCCATGCCCGCCAGCCTTGGGAGAAACAGCTCTATCAGCGACTGTTTGGAAAACATCTCTTCGGAGACGAGCAGTTGTTTTCAGGGATGTCGAAGTACACGCTCGATCCAATCCAGATCGACGGGGAGGCGGCCTTGTGGTGCGAAGACGTCCCGGGCATCGAGTGGGTGCGCCTGGGGGAATTGAGGATCTTCCAGCCGGCCTGCGTGTCGCGTTCCGAGTGCTTCAGGGCCCGCGATTTGTTCAAGAGCTGGCTGAGCGACGAGCTACCCTTTCCCCCAAACGCGCACCTGCTCAGTGGAGGCTTTCACGTGAAGCTTCACGGGTGCGCAAAGCCCTACTGGTTGACGATCCGTCCGTCGAACCACGCCCAGTATTCGCGGGACGTCGATCCCACCTTGTTCGAGACCTGGCTCGAACGCCGCGGCTTCATTCGAGAGAGGAAAGGAGGAAGCTATGCAGAGCCTGACACGTTTCTGGCGGTCGCTTGAGCGGCTCAGCGGCGGGGGGACCGTGGCCGAAGAGTGGAAGCTCCTGACGGGCGACGAATACCAGTCGGTGAGGCGGTTCCTTCGGTCCTCCACGAGCTCGACCGGCGGGCACTGGAGCTCGCTCTCGCCCAGGCATTCGGCTTCGTGGCAGAAGATCATTGGGAACGCGGAGAAAAGCCCCCGTGGCGGATCGGCCAGTTAACGCCCGTGGCTGGGTATCGGTTTTCCGTCTTTCTGACGATTGCCCATGACGAGAACGACCTCCTGCAGGCCGTCTGCAGACTTGCAATCACCCAGCAGACGCGGTTCATGCTGTTTACCCCGAGAGGACGCATGCTCAGTAAGGAATGCCGACAACTGCTCCACCAGCATCACGGCTGCTTCCTGCCCTTGGTCGAAACAAGCGGTCTGGACCATGACGGCCGGCTGGCGGCTTCGGAGATCGGTCGAATCGCCAAAGCCTGTAAGTGGACGCGGCTCGGCGACATCTCGGCCAGCGATATGCACCGACACCTTGGAAACCTCCGCGGCCAAGGCTACAGTGTCCAGACCAGCAATCACTATCTGCGGGCCATCAAGGAGTTCTCCCGGTGGCTGGTAGCGGACCGTCGGGCTCGGAAGGACCGGCTGTTGCACCTGTCCATGCTCAATACGAGGCTCGACCGGCGTCATGATCGGCGGGCGCTCAGCCCGGAAGAGTTCGCTCGCTTGGTCGACGCGGCCCAGACGGGACCTTCCGTGGAATCGATCCCGGGGCCGGACGGGGCGGTGATGTATGTCCTGGCGGCGTGGACAGGGTATCGGCGG